GGGCTAAGTGGGAACAAAAGACAGGCAGCACAATCTCGCAAGCGCAGGAGAAGATTGGAATCTCTGATCTTCTCTTCCTTGCGTGGAATGCGATGAAGCGTGAAGCTGGTGGCAAGCCAATTAAGGGCTATGAGATCTGGTGTGAAACAGTGGCCGACGTGACAGTCGGTGACGTTCTCCCAAAAGTTACGCCGCCGGAAGCGTAAATCGAATCCTTGTGGAGTTAGCAATAGCCACAGGCATTCCGATGAGCGAATGGACGACGGCGGAGCAGATCTATACGGCTTTCGAGATACTGGAGAAACAAAGTGAGCGACAACGTTGAGATTGCCTATGACAAGGCAGATCTTCGTCGCATTACTTCAGCGTTTAAGGCTATGGACTCGGAGGCTACCGATGCAGCTAAACGAGAATCATCAGCTTTGGCAGAATTTGCTCAAGGCAAGATTGCGCAGAAGGCCGTCACCAGAGGCAAGGCCGCCGACCGAATTGCCAGTGGCTCTCGTGTGTCTAAATCTTCTAAGATTGGCGAACTCTCTTTCGGCTTTGTAAGTCAAAAGTTTTCAGGCGGAGCAACGACAAAGGATCTCTGGGGCGGAACAGAATTTGGATCTAACAAGTTTAAGCAATTCCCAGTCTGGTCAGGCACAGAAGGACGCGGATCTAAGGGCTGGTTTATTTATCCGACACTCCGCGAAATCCAGCCAGACTTGATTGCGAAGTGGGAAAATGCTTTCGACCGAATCTTGAAGGAGTGGTAAATGGCCGGACAATCGCGCACACTCAAGCTCTCGATTCTTGCTGATGTAGATCAACTTAAAAAATCACTTGCTCAAGCTAACGGAGACGTTGATAACTCATCATCAAAGATGGGCGAGTTTAGCAAGAAGGCAGGGCTGGCATTCGCAGCCGCCGGAGCTGCTGCTGGAGCTTATGCCATCAAGCTTGCAGTCGATGGAGTAAAGGCCGCGATTGAAGATGAAGCTGCACAGATTCGCCTTGCCACTGCGTTAAAAAATGCAACTGGTGCAACCGATGACATGATTAAGTCAGTCGAGAAGCAGATACTTAAGACTTCTCTAGCCACTGGTGTCGCAGACGATAAATTGCGTCCAGCGTTGCAGAGATTATCGCTCTCAACTAACGACGTCACAAAGGCTCAGGATCTTCTTAATCTTGCACTAGACATCTCTCAAGCTACTGGCAAGGGCTTGGATTCAGTAGCTAACGCACTCGGCAAAGCCTACGACGGCAACACGGCAGCTCTAGGCAAGCTAGGCATTGGATTATCTGCCGCAGAGCTTAAAGCGATGTCATTCGAAGAGACGCAGACTAGGCTTTCGGATCTATTCGGCGGGGCAGCAGCAGCTAACGCAGAGACATTTGCCGGACGCTTGCAGATTCTTAAAGTGACCTTTGATGAAGCCAAAGAATCAGTCGGTGCAAAACTTCTGCCAATCATTCAACAGCTTGTTGAATTCGTGGTCAATCAAGTCGTGCCAGCACTTGGAAAATTTGCTGACTTCTTTAAGCCAATTACAGACGCAATCAATAACAACAAAGAAGCCTTCACAGAGTTTATTGGATTTATTCAAAAGTATGTCGTGCCGGTTTTAGTTACAGTCTTAGGCGGAGCGTTCAAGGTAGTCGGCGAGATTGCTGGCGGAGTTATCAATGTCATCGGCGCGGTCATCAAAGGCTTGAACGGCTTGATTGCTGGAGCCGTCGCTGGAATCAATGCTCTGATTCGTGTCTATAACTCAATTCCATTCTTGCCTAACGTCTCACAGATTTCAGCTCCGCAAGTCAGCGTTCCGACAGTCACAATTCCAAAGACCACTACTGCAACACCTAGCATTCCTACAATCTCAGTTCCTAGTATTTCGGCTTCTACTGGAACAGGATCTAGCACTACTTCGGGCGGAGGCGTCTCATCAGCCGCAGCAGGCGCGGTTCGCGTAGGAGGTGGCTTTACCGACTCACAGAATGCTGCGCGTTTAGCTGCTATGGGCGGAGGAGGATTCACGGATTCTCAGAACGCTGCGCGCATCAATTTAACAGTCAATGGCGCAATCGATGCCGAAGGCACTGCTCGCACAATCGTAAACGTGCTCAATGATTCATTCTTCCGTGGCACTGGCGGAGCCGGCGCACTTCAGGCAATCTGATGACACAGTGGGCTCCAGTCTGGCGCGTAAAAATTGATGGCACTGACATTACAGATTCCGTTCTTGCCAATCTCAGCATTACATCAGGGCGCACAAATATCTATGCACAGGCTCAAGCAGGCTATTGCTCAATCACTCTCATTATCTTTAATCAAGCTGCATTACCTTACGAAATCAACGACACAATCTCGATTGAAGTGCAGGACACGGCGGCGGCTTATGTGCCAATCTTTGGCGGATCGGTGGTGGACATAGCCGTCAGCGTCTCGCAGGTCGGCTCTAGCGCATATACTCAAGAAGTCACCATCACGGCTCTAGGAGCTTTAGCAAGGCTTCAGAAGGCTCTTACAGATGGCGTCTTGACTCAAGACTTTGACGGCAATCAGATTGCTACGATATTGGGTCAAGTGCTCTTTAACACGTGGCAACAGGTTCCGGCAGCTCTTACCTGGGCTAACTATGAGCCGACCGAGACATGGGCACAAGCTCAGAACACAGGCTATGGAGAGATTGACACACCAGGCAATTATGAGCTGGCTCAACGTGCTTCAAATCGCACAATCGTCTATGACTTAGTCGCTGCGCTCGCAACTAGCGGTCTAGGTTATCTATACGAGGACGCTTCTGGACTTATCTCCTACGGCGATTCTACGCATCGCACGACCTATCTTGCGACATACGGATACACGGATCTCACTGCCAATCAAGCTCTAGGCCGTGGCATTACTATCAAAACTAGAGCAGGAGATGTCAGAAATGACATCACCATCAACTACAACACAAATTCAACAAGTCAGGTCAGCGATACAGATCAGGCATCAATCGGAATCTATGGCGACCTTGCTCAAATCATCACGACAACCATAAAGCATCAAGCTGATGCCGAAGATCAAGCTGCGTTTTATCTGGCACTGCGAGCTTATCCGCAGCCAATCTTTGACTCCATTACCTACGCACTCACCAATCCAGAGCTAGATAATGCAGATCGTGACGCTCTTATCAATGTGTTTATGGGTCAGCCAATAGCTCTTAATGACCTTCCGTCAAATATGTCAGCCGGAGTTTTTCAGGGCTTTGTCGAAGGCTGGACTTTTCGCGCTTCCTACAATCAACTAGATGTCACCTTGCTTATGTCTCCATTGGCCTATTCGCTGCAAGCCATGCAGTGGGCTGATGTTCCGCCATCGGAAACGTGGGCAAGTGTGTCGCCAGTATTAGATTGGGCAAACGCTACAATCGTCTCATGATGAAAGGAACAATGAATGGCTAATCCAACAACCTACTTCGGCTGGGTCATGCCGAATTCTGCTGATCTTGTCACTGACTTGCCAGCCGACTTTAACGTCTTTGGTCAGGGCGTTGATACATCAATGTCTCAACTACTTGGCGGCACAACTGGTCAAGTCTTATCAAAGACTTCTGCGACCAATATGGCATTCACTTGGGTCACTCCTACGGATCAGACGCCACTGACAACAAAAGGCGATTTATTTACTTTCAGCACAGTCGATGCTCGTTTAGGCGTAGGCACAAACGGACAAGTCTTAACTTGCGACTCAACTCAAAGCACAGGACTTAAATATGCTACTCCATCAAGCGGTGGTATGACATTACTCAGCACAACTGCTCTTACAGGTACATCAACTACAGTATCAAGTATTGACCAGACTTACACGGATTTAGTCCTTTATATTTCTGGTTTTTCTTTTAGTGCTAATGCTGAATTAAACTTTACAACTGGTGGCACAAATTATTATTCCGTAAGACAACAGAACAATACCTTTACTTATGACTCAGCGGTTACTAAAATTAGAACAAGTGCTTCAACAATAAATTATCAAAGTGTTTATATGCAAATAAATAAGTATGCTGACGCAGTTGCACACACAGGAAATGTTGCATATTTTGATGCAAACTTTGGGGCAACAGGCAACACTTGGTTTACACACAATGGCAATTCAGCAGTCACTTCTATAACAGTAACCAGTCAGGCTGGAACTGCAACGATGAGCACTGGCAGCGTCCTAATCTACGGAGTGAAATAATGACTAGACCAATGATCCGCATTCACGATTTATCAACAGATAAAATTACCGATAGAGAAATGAACGATGTTGAGTTTGCACAATTTGAAGCAGAGCAAGCAGCACAAGCAACAGAGGCAGCCGCACAAGCAGAAGCAAAAGCAGCCAAAGTCTCTGCACAAGCTAAACTTGAATCGCTTGGTTTGACTGCTGATGACTTAAAGGCGTTAGGCCTGTAAGTGTTTCCGGACGGCACTGCTGCACGGATCATAGAAGTTGCACTAGCTGAAGTAGGCACGATTGAGACTGGCAGTAATCTGACCAAGTACGGCAAATTCACAAAGGCCGACGGATTGCCGTGGTGTGGTTCATTCTGCAACTGGGTTTTTGACCAGGCAAAAGTCAAGATTCCGTCAATGGTTTCAACGGCTGCCGGAGCTCATAAGATGAAAGAGCTAGGGCGATGGATTGATGATAAGCCGCAGCTTGGCGATTTATGCTTTATGGACTTTCCACACGATGGCATTGATCGCATCAGCCACATCGGTATTGTGGTCAAGGTAGGAGCGACCAGTGTGCTCTGCATCGAGGGCAACACTTCCGGAGACGGCGACCAGCGCAACGGCGGAATGGTCATGCTTAAGCAACGCTATATTGGCAAGGAGATTGTTGGTTTCGCTCGCGCTCGCTTGACAACCTATGCAGGAGAATATCCAGTGGTTGAGCCAATCCAAAAGGTAAAGCCAAAGGAGAAGAAGAAATGAAAGATATCAAGGCGTTAGGTGCATCATGGGCGAGAAGCTCTGTGGCTGGAATGTTAGCCGTCTATCTTACGGGCAACACAAATCCAAAAGATTTAGCGATGGGGCTTGTCGCTGGTGTTATTCCAGCTCTGGCTCGTTGGGCTAATCCAAAAGACGTGGCATTCGGTAACAAGAAGTGAGTGTAGGCGAATGGACGGCGGTGAGTGGGCTTGTTCTTGCGGTGGTCACTGCCATCTATTCGTCAATGAGATTCATGGTGAAGTCAATCATGCGGGAGCTGCAACCGAATGGCGGCAACAGTCTCAAGGATCAAGTCTCTCGAATTGAGGCGCGTTTAGATCAATTACTGCTGGAGATTGCACTTAAGAAATAGACACGCCGAAGTCAATCTTGAAATTGTCAGCCATCAATGTCACTCTGTATCTGGGAGCATTCGACAAGGCTCTCACGGGAGCAAAAAATGACATCAGGTGAAATCGGTTTATTCTTATTTATGTGTCTAGCCTGTATTTTATGGTCGATTGTGAGCTACACAATGGGCTACAAAGAAGGCCACAAAGAAGGCTATCAACGCGGTCGAGCCGTAGGCCGTCACGCATCATCTCAGGCGGTGGCAAAATGAGTTTTTTAGAAAACTACGAAGATGTAGCTACACGGATTCAGCGATTCTGGGCTACCTATCCAACAGGCAAAATCCACACGTCAATCATGGACATCAACCTTGAAAAGGGCTATGTCCTAGTCGAGTGCCGTATCTATCGCAACTACAAAGA